TAAATAGTATATTGACGTATTAGTATTGTTGACATTCGATGTGATGGTTTGATGTGTCAGCACGTTTCCTCCCTATACCCAGGGAGGGAATCTCCTAATCGTGATATCAAAGAAAGAAGGTGAAATAATATGTATACTATAAAAATGTGTAGATATGAGGAACTCCCTATAGAAGTAAATAAAGATAGTATATCTAATAATGGAAATGGAAAAGAATATTCATCCTATCTATTAATATATTATAATGATAAATTAATAGCGTGTCATTCAGATGCTATGGAAAGAGAGGATGCAGTATTTTGTAGGGACATGTCGTGGGTGAAGTCTTCTTTAGAAGAAGCATACAAACTGGGTTTAAAAGATGCGGATAATTGTAAGATAATATAAGAAGGTGAAAATAAAATGGAAGATCAATGCACTACTTGTATATTCAGGCTTGATAAATGCCAAATAGATTCTATTATACGGTCTATAAAAAAAATTCCATGTGCGGACTATATTAAATTTGTACATACTGGAAGTTGAAATAATGATTAGTTGTTATTATTGTAAATATAAAAATGTGGGGGAGTTTAAAACGCTTTGTTTGAAATGCGGTGAAAATAATAAAATTTGTGTGGGTACATCATTCTGCAAACACAGATTGTTGAATAAATGTGAAATAAACTGACATCTGGGCGATAAGAATTAGTATCAAGATGATACTAATCTTACTGCCATCCATGTTGTAGTTGTGAACCCTTGTATATCTGCGTTGTTTGTGCCATCCAACGACTGCGCAAACAGGCTTAACACGTCTCCTTGATTCATATATATAATATCTGTATTATATATTGAAATACCTCCAGCTAATGCTGTATGTCCTGTTACAAAATTTTTTGCTACATCATTGACATACAATGAGTTAATATATTGTTTTGCCGCTGTTGTTCCTATAAACGTTATGCTTGATTTCACGTCATAATATCCATCCACAGGGGCTGTATAATTATTTGTTGATACAAATAATTCCGAATATGGGTCAAATGATGCTGTGTTCAATGTTACTAGGGTCGGTACTCCGTTAGCTAGATTTAGCTGGTTGCCTGATAGATATGCTCTAGCAAGACCGTGTGATGTAGTGTTAGATATATTTCCAAGCGAAGGCGATGAACCAAAAGTACAATTCCCGCAGTTTGTAATGTTAAATCCTGACATATTTAAATCTGTTTTTATGATTATAGAATTATTAGTTATGTTTAGTTTTTCAACACCGTACCGGCTGAAAGCAATTTTGTTCTTATCTATTAAAAATCTATTTGCGGTGTCTCCGCCGACACCATGTAGCAGGTCGTATCTATCAAATTCTATAGACTGATTCACATAATCATCTATGCCAGACTCAACATGTGTATCAACACGGCGCTTATCTCCAAAGAACCCATATTGAAATAATATATATATACCGCTATTGATATTACCAATAACGCTACCGTGAGACATATTCACATTTCCCCCCTGCATTTCCAAATCCCCGGTCATTATATCCCCGGATTTGTTGACTTTTTCGTTGAGTTGTGATGAATTGACACAATCTGAGCAGGAGCTAACATTTATTGTAGTACTTCCGGGCATTGTCAGCTTCCATTCTCGCCACTCATAGTGGTGAAAATTCTTGACTGTAACTGAATAATTACTTCCTTTAGGTATTATAGCAGTCACATAAGCATGCGTGTTTTCTGCCACACCCAACGGCCTGAGCTCTGATGTTTCTACTGTAGCATTGTTAACTTCCAGGGTAATATTTAGGGCCTGTGAAGCTGTAGAAGCATGCCCAAAGACAAATATCTGGATATCACTATCATTTGCCCAGTACAACGAAGAAGCTATTCTTTCCCCAGTTCCGGGCGGATGCCCGGCAACATTTGGTGCCAAGTTAGTATTATTCACATCCCATGTTCCAGACGCATCAGAATATGAAAAGATTGACCCGTACCTGGATTCTTGTTTGTTTAAAATTGTTCCATATATCTTTGATATGCTGTATGCATATTTTCCATTGTTGACATGTACAAAATTGTTAGATAGCTTAATTTCGTATATTTTTTCAATTGGATATTTATACATAATTGTTCCGGAAGACTTTTCCAGAATATAAAAATAATTTTCAGTTGATATATAAATATTCAAACTATCTATTTCTTTAAGAGTTATATTCTCGTTGAAAATTACTTTATAGTTTGTGCCGTTTGTGAGTATGTTTTGGTTGGTAATATACACCGAATCAGCAGAAAAAGCAGTTGGCACAAATAAAAATGCAATAAGTAGTATATATAAAAACTTCATCGTCTTCCTCCCCTGAGCAGGTATATCATCCCGATCATAAACCCCGCAATACACGCGAGAACAACGTAAAAAGAAATGCTTGTTGATATGTCCCCGATTCCTGAATTTATTCCGGAAAAAAGCCGTTGAAGTGAAACTTCTGTGGTGTTTGTAGAAATACTTAAGATGTAATTTTCATACTGGACGTTTCCAGGTATATTTGTTTCTATCGAGTACTGCAAAGACGCATTATCTATGCTTTTCAACGATATTGTTTTATTAACTTCTGAAATTATTGATATGTTATTCATAATACCTCATAAAAAAAACGAACTTTATAATTTTAATAAAATGGAATCTGTGCGACAGACTCCATCATATCTACTTGCTGACTCCGCCTAGCATCTTTCCAAACAGCTTGACGAATATGATTGTTACTATCCCGCCTATTGCCCCCATGATTGCAAAGAGCAGTATTGCATTAAGGAAAGTATCACCGTTGTTTACGAAGGTGTCCAGCACTGTAACGGTTGCATTAACGAAGTCCGTAAGGAAGCTAAAGTTTATTGCGCTAGCCCCGGATACTGCGACACTTAAAGCAGCAAAGGCCATAACGACTTTATTTCTTATGCTTTTAAACATTCTAGATTTCACCTTACCTACACTTACATTGTTTTATATATATATATACATTTCCTATAATCGCATAGTATAAATATAAAAACTTTCATGTATAGTAATATGACAGAAGCACTACAAAACGTTCAAATATTTGTTCCTGAAAAGATAATATTGAAAAGCAGTTCCGGTTTAAAGGAAATACTTTTCTCAAACACTGAACCCGGTGAATATATTAAATTGTGCCATATGATTGGTTGTTTTTCACAACCCGGTGTATTATTATCCGGGAAATATAGGGATTAATAAAAATTTTATTACCCTGGCATAAATTAATATCAGTATAGGTACCCTCAATATTGAAATGTTTTTTAATATTAGTCTATACACTATATATATCTGCAAAGAGTTCAATGATAGGAAAAACATTATATCCCGGAAAGATGGAACAAATATAGATATAGTCAGCAATATAATTTCCACTGCAATTATTTTTTTATAACTAAGCATCAGGAACTTAAACTCTTTCATAACAAGTATCAGGAAAATTATATCTAATATTAATATAATTATAACTACTAAATAATTATATAGTATGCTTTCTATACTTGAATACATATGGGATATGTCCTGTTGTGATCCCATTAGAGTTAGTGTATAGAATACTTTGCTATCATGCTGATATCCAACAATTGCATATAATATTATCAAAAAATGATATAATGTCATTGCATATAGATAGTATACATCTTTCGAAAACAGTTTTTCTATTTTCCTGATGTTTTTAATTGATGACATTTCAGTACCTGCAGTATTTTTTATAATATAAATACTTTGAAAATGTTTTATAGATTCTATGGTATTTCTTCAAGTCCGCCCCTCCAATTTGTCTCATTTTCATTTATCTTTTCAGAGCAGATATTAACATACTCTTCCGAATATGTTTTTTTGTTTTTATACAATCTTTCCATATATTCAGAATGATTAACTGCCAGGGTGTATGGCTTGAAATTTGTATTATACATTTTCAAGAACGGATAAAGGTTTATTTTGATATAAAATCTTTCGTTGTTGTTCTTTTTGTCTGTGCATTCCCATGAAACTGTGAAGTCTTTGTTTGAAATCCGTATTTTACGGTCTTCTTCTGAATCACTTGAATACTTTGTAACGAATGATGGAATAATAACCATTTCCATCATAAGCCCCATCATCTTTTCCAGTGTATCGAAGAATTGTAGGCTACCACGGAGCTTTATGTTGTCTTTTCTGAATCCTACGGATATGTTTGGAATGAACTTATTTTTTTCAGTGTTGAAATTCCTAGAAAATAAGTCATTGTGCATTTCATCCCAAACCATTATAGAGTTTTTCATTTTGCTGAGTTCATTTAAGTCGAATTGTTTTGTTTCGACAAGAGGGGTTATTTCCAAGTTAGAAAACACCGGGTATTTAATAGGCATATTTGTTATAACTTTTGTTTTTTGGGTATGTAGAAGTTCCAAAAAAACTAATGCCGTTTCTGATAGTGATTTACAGCGCCCATACTCCCCCCCAAAGATGACAATAAAACGACTAAATACAGTATTTAGCTTTTGCAGTTCATCCATTATATCACCTGGTCCTATTCCCTATAAATCTTGAAATTAGTCCATTGTTCTGGTTCATTCTATTTGCATCTATTCCCTTGCCCGCAATTTCTGACAGGAATGACAGCAGGTTCTTAGGTTCTTTGGTCTCCGATCGTTTAAGCTCTATGAACGATGTGATCTTCTTATCGATCAATTCATCATCAAATATAAGATTCATGTAGTATGCATCACTGATATCGTCTATTTCTTCAGCTGACAAGTTTGAAGTCGAATTTATGTATGCGGGGTTCAGGAATGTGGCGATTATAAGTTTTGCGGTTTCTAATTCTTTATATGAATCATCTTTGCCACCGGTGCTGTCTGCACCTGAAAATGCCTCTGAAAGAATGTTTTTGAGGCTAGACTCGTCTGTTATTCCTAACTGCTGTACCGGTTCATTCTGAGATGGTTCTTTTTTTGCCATAGTATCACATCAGTAGAGCAAAGCTTATGAATATACCAATTATAATCCCCATGCTCCCGCCGAGAAGTATACCCGTAAGTATGAACGAATTATCCTTCTTACCAACCCTCTCCAGCAACATGACTTTAGATAGCTGTCTTATTACATACTGCGTTATCTCAATCTTTCTGGACACATAAGGCCCGTCAACTGTCCTCATCCTTTGTGCAGTATCTATGCGTATGATTTCTCTTGGAATCCTATTGATCATAACAGGTATTTTATACGACAAGTTGCCTGGATCATTTTCATTCTTTTTTTGCACAACACCTGATGCGAAATCGTTGTAGTATTCAACATCCAGATATTGAGTTAGTTCTGTTGACTGCTGTAACGAAAACGGATAATCCTCGCAGAAATCTATCCAATTCTCTTTCGTGTCCTGGTCAGTGTATACGGAATCATCGAACACAAGTCCAGCGAGCTTATCCGGGCATTCAAAGTACACGATCGGTATTGAAGTCCTGTGTTCTATAGTTCCTTTTGTTATTATGCAATTCCTGAAATGGCGGTCAAAATATCGTATGTTTATTATGTTTATATTTCTGTTTCTTGAATCTATCCTGAGTTTTCCTGGAATTTCAGTTACAGTTTTTGGGTCAGGGAACTTAGTTCTCCGTATAGCGTTAAGCATGTCATTTATTCCCATAATTATTTTCCTCCATATTCATTACATCTCAACTGTTCAGTTATTGAGTTTATTTCTTCTATTGTTGAATTCATAAGGTCGTTTTGTTTAGATGTTGAGAATTCATAAGGCGTCACGAAATAATATTCATGTCCAAAACGTATCATGTGCATATCCGAGTTTGAAGCATCTCTTATCATGTTTTTTATATATTCTTTGTGCTGATACTGCCCTATGAAGTCTCCAATGGTAACACCCAGCAAAACAGAAAAGATAAAAAGAAGAATTATATTTCTTTTAAGCTCGTCCATATTTATTTCCCTCTTCTATTCATCTGAGCAGTGCGGGCAATTGAAATCACAACATCTGCAACATCATCAACGGTTTCACACATGGATTCTTTTACATCATTATGTGTTTCTGATATAGACTCAGATAACATCCTTGAGAACTCTTTAACAGATACAATTCCCTTCTTATCAAGCGCATTAACGAAATTCAACATGTCTTTGTATATTGTTCTGTCTGTTCCGTCCCTTCTTACTTCTATTATTCTTCTTCCCTGTTCTTCATATTTAAATGTGTTATTCATATTTTCACCAAAAAATACCGTATATTTTTAATATGTATACATACTAAAATAGTATGTATACATATAAATATCTATCCCCTTAGCGCCTGGAATAACTGAACTATAATATTCCAAACATTCAATGCAAGTACATACACAGCATTAAAGAATCCCGCATAGAATTCTTTGTAGTTCATGACTATTGTACTGAGATTGTTTGATTTCCACGCCACATAGAAATTCCCTGCTATAAGTACCCATACCATAACTAAATACGGATATCGTACAACTATTAAGAACACTATTTGTAAGAAAAAGAACAAATAATCCAATAGAGCTAGCATGTTGAGTAACAGCTCACTGTCCGCATTTATATTAAGTGATAATAACTTATATACAGAATTAATTATGTAATATAGCAGTATAGAGACAGGTGACAGTGTATCTTTCTTTGCCTGTATGGATATTTTCCTATTTATATCGTCGTATGTGATACGCACAATGAATGGGGACATTGCGGCTATTGTGACATTTCCGGACGGCAGGCCTATTGTACTTTCAGTGGAATATGTTATGTTGCTGATATCTGATGTCTGCAAGAAATTCCCTGTCTGTATTGTTGTGTTTGTTGACTCGAAATCCCATCTATATTTAACCACTATATTACCAGGAATGACGTTGTTTTCCTGTGTTGTCTTGTTGAAAACAGTATAGTTGTTCACAACGAGCCTTTGTGATAACTCCATATACGGAAGAACGCCTAAGTAATAATATTTGTTTGTCTGTATTATATATGTAGTGTTCCTTTCAAACGATATCATCATTGCTGTATTGTTTTGAAATCCGTTATTTTCAAGAATTATATAAAGTTCTGTTATCTTGTCAGATTGGTCCTCCGTGATAAACTGAGACTGTATATTGTTTTCAAACTTAACTTCCTTTTCATTAACTGTATTTTCAAGCAGGAACTGCGATGCTGTAGAATATGCCGGATGTGCTAAATTAGCAAACAAAACCACACACAGTATTACAAAAATTAAATTATTATATTTCATTATTTCACCTCGATGATATATACCATATTTTTGCTCCAATTGCTATTATACTCAGTATGAAAAACAGTAATGAATAATCATACAGGAAATCTATATAGCTATAAGCATCGCATCCGTCAAGTGATCCGTACCCAAAAGATATTAGTGATGCACAAAACCCACTGCCGGGTTTTATCACTGCCGTACTATTTTTTGTCTCATTTCCTATGCAATCCGGGCAATATATAGTGTTGTTGCCAAAATCCGGTATGAAAAAAGATTCGTTTCCTCCAGGGTCCCCAGGATATGGGTCACAATCATCACATGGTAATTCAGTCGGCGGTTCTGTGGTGTCTCCGGGCGGACCGGGCGGCTCGTCTGGAGTAACATATGTTCCATACATTACGAAAGATAAGTCTTCATTACCCTGTGGTGCCAGTGGAATGTATGTGCTTATTGTGGCACCTTTTCCCATTAGTAAACCTCCTGGGTATGGGTCAGTGTTTGTAGTTCCCGATGCGAAGAATCCAAGCGCATTATTCCGCTGTCCGTCTACATTTGAGGCATTGTAACCTGGCTGAGACATACGTATCCATATTGAACGGACTAGTAGATTGCTCGCATTGTCAGTTATCTGTATGTCTGCATCCAGATTGAACGTTATTTTTTGAATGGCTGTATTTGCAAGGTTATATGATGCTGTGTCGAATATAACGGCATCTGCAAAATTTAATGTACTAGACTTGAACACTTCCACTAATAGTGTAGGGGACTCTACGTTGACAGAGTTTAATGCCGGCACTCTAACACCCCAGAAATCAAACTTATATACTGTTCCCCACGCGATCGATGTGTTAATGTTCTGGGTGTTGTTGGCAAAATGTGAGCTTATACATGTCGTCTCAACATTTACACACGAAGTATAATTTACAGGGACTGCAACAACATTATATTGGTTCTGATTAATAAGCACAGATGCCCCTGAAACATCAGATATTATTGATATAACAAATAATATTAAAAATACAATATATTTATTCATTATCCACCTCAAAGGATCTTATTACGAACGACTGCATATCAATTTTCATAATCCTGTCTGTTGACCCGATTTCATTAAGCCATTTATTAGTTCTCATAGCGTACAAATCCCACGACTCCTCAGGACTAGTAGATTCATAAGCATTGTAGTATATGCCAGAATCTGGATATTTTGATGTGTTGCTAATTACTAATAATGAGGTCCTGAGTTTATTTATACCATCATTGTCTACATAATCCACAGTATATTTAGCTGGGCCGGGGTGTACATAGGCCTTTTGTTCTTTTGTGGGTATTGGTTCTTTGTGTGTTTTTACTGCATCAGTACCAACACTTTCGTATATATTATAAGTGTTTTCAATATACAATGCGAGCATAGCGCATGATGCTAGAATCATAACAATTGTTACAGCATAGCCGAGTTTCATATTATTTTCCTCCATTATAGTATAGTAATATATGCGGTATTAATATAAATATATAATAGTTTTCAATATGCTCATTTTCTCTTGAAGAACGAAGCTATTGATATAATTAATATTATTGTTGCCACCGTGAAAAGCATGTCCCAAAAATAATCATTCAGTACATTTTCCCTGTTTTCTAAAGACAGCCGGGGCATTTGTCCGGGGTTCTGGTCTATTATACTGCTGTTTGAAATGTAAATAGTTGACGTGAAAAACGTCCTATTTTCTGTCAGGAATGGGTGATATGTGGCCGCATTGTAATTGTATATGTCGCTAAATGACATGTTAAAATTATAGTCTTTGTCTGGAACTATGTCACAACCAAATTCACTGTTTCCTAGATATGAACACTGTGTTTTTACAATATTACCTGAAAAATCGTAATAACCCCATACGAAGTACGGTGACTCCCACAAATTCAAAGGCCTGTGGTTGTGCTGATATACCGACTTTACTATTGTTCCTGATACGGCCGGTGTGGATAGTGTCGGCCGGGCATATTCAAGAATAAAATTTTGTGATGCTTCGGTCTTTGTCTGGAACGCGTTGTTTTTTGAAACCGTCCTGACCGCATCATCTGTTACATTGTAAAGTGTATATGAACCATCGGATAGTGTATAATTAAAAATTGTAGAATTGTAGAACACCAGTGCGCCTTCTAGTGGATATATGGTTCCATTAATTTCTTCCCACTGGACTAATCCATCTGTAAAATTAGTATAGTTTTGATGTGGTGCAAATCCTGGTGTACCATATTCACTAGACCGGGCTATATAATTATTCCCCCCAGTTCCAGCCAATAAAATATATCCAGTAGTTACAGATGTTCCAGGAAATGAAATATTATTCCATCCTATGTGCCACACACCAGTAGTTATCAAAGTTGTTGGCGCAGGCCTGTTATTATATGTGAGTGTTGTCTCATCGAATGATCCGGTATTATATACTTCATAAGTGTCACCAGGAAAAGACCCTGAGTACACGTATAGATTCAAATAATTTATCGTGGCTATATTTGGCAATTGAATATATGTTCTCCAGGAGATGAACGGAGAGCTCGGTCCAATGTTCAAGTCATTGTCATTAAAAACTGTATTTGGTGCAGACTGTCTTATATATGCATCATTTGTTATACTCAATTGATCAGCATATGCAGTATCACATGCCATAAGCAACAACGAAACTAATATAAATATTATTTTATTTTTCATAATTTCACCACACTATTTTTTTAACAAAGTATATTATTATTGAAAATATTATTAGTCCAGTAAGTACATACATCAAGGCTATGTAGAATTGTGTTTTTCCAGTGTCCCAAACATCACCAATATCAGTATTTATATTTGATTTGGGTATAAATATTGAAACGTTTGCGCCTGATGGGTACATTATTCTTTCCCCCTCATTGAACGTGCCATAAAAAGAATTGTTTATATAAACATCGTATTTGTATTCGTTTATAGTACCAATGTTTATATCATCTTCTATAACAATTATCTTATATTGTGAAGTTGTTATATTGTCGTAAATTATAGTTTCTGCTGATGCTTGCGCTGATAAAATAGACACAATTATTAAAATCAAAGCGGATAAATATATGCTTTTCATATACTAATATATGTTCCTCTATCTATATAGAATTATTCCCACTCCCACATTTTACCATATTTTAAATATTGCACTGTGTGATTGATTTCATGCTCTATAGTGTCTGTGACTGATACACAACCTGAATAGTGGCACCTATTTTTATCAGACACATATTCGATGTAAAAATAATTGTTCGGGTATGCTGTAGTTCTACCCCACGCATCAATGCCATTTTCATTTATAGTATCAACTTCCACAAATTCATAAGTTGGAGGGATATTTCTTATATATATTATAGTTATTATAAATATAAAACAACATATTAAAAAAACATTTGAATTTTTCATAAAAAAATAGTGTGCTATAAAGCACACTTACCGTACTAAAACCACGCTTGCTGTTGCTTGCCCGTTAAAAGTCGTTGGTACAACTTTGAGGCTGATCTCCGCCCCTACCCACTTGTCCGTATCCGGACCAAGCGAGTTAATCAACGTTTTGAGATTTGTCTGGTTGAGTGCGAGTTTGTTTTGAATTCCTTGCATCCCGATAACCAGCTTTCTTTTTCCTTCGATTTCTGTTTCATCTACTGAAGCAATCCTGAGTTTTCCCTGGAGTGCCTTGTCTTCAGATGCCATAGTTGCGTTTATGTACTTTGCTGTTTTGAATTCGTTTGCGTTTACCATATTTTTCACCTTTTTATTTTATTTAGTTTACGGCCATTCAGGACTTGAACCCAAAGAGGCCGAATAGTGGGCCGGGAATTTGTTTATAATTCCCGTGTTATAGCAGACACAGCCATTATATGATATGTTAGTATATATACATATTTAATCAGTGTGTGATCATTTAATATTATACCACATGATCCACAGACCAAAATTTCTGTATATTGTACTGCTCATGACCAGAACATGTTTTTTTAGCCGGGCACTGTTCGCATTTCTTATTTCCATTTTTACATTCTGGGACTTCTTCAGACATTCACAGCCCCCAAATAGCCTTAGCTATTTTTACCCTGTGTTCCCTATCTGAATTTCTGAATTCTTCAACGGTTGGTGTTATTCCAGTTACAACGCTTATCAGTCCTGTACCACACCTGGAGCAACAAAGCCATTCCCCGCAGAACTTTGAAGACTGAAAGTCTTCTACAAAGTCATTGCAGTCATTGCACCAGACACGTAGAACAATCCCGTTTGAATCGTCTTGTTTTTCTTGCTTTGTGCTCTCATCTGGCAATACACTATATTTGTCTATGTAATCTTCAGATGATCTTATAGATTCGTGCATCATAATTTCCTCCAGTTGTGGACATGGCGAAGCATCTAATGTGCATGCGCCATGTTCGCATGACGTGTTTTCTTTATAGCATTTCCTTTTGCTTTCAATTATGTTATTATTGATAATTCCCTGTGTAATTTCAATACCGTCTTCAACACTTGGATAATCTTTCATATGTTCCATTATAATCCCTTCCTTCCTTCCAAAACATTTCCTTTTGCTATTATATGTCGGCATTTGCACGCAGGCGGAGAACGTATATCATGTTTGTTTACAATTTGGCCCCTCACAAAAAGTGGCAGGTTCTCGAAAATACTTCCTTCTGGTTCATCTGTCCATATTATTGAAGCCATGTTTTATCACCATTCTGTAATATGTTTAATGTGTATAAATAGATATTATTGTTTAAAATGCTCATCATACAATGAGTGGCACGGTCTGCAAAGGAGTATGAACATATCCGGGTTATTCCTCACTTCGTTTATCCGAGTGAAGCTCCCCCGCCCCATCCCACCGTTATTTCCGTGCCCGCTCTTATGAGCAAACTGCAATGAATTGCATGAGTGGCACGAACAACATCGAAAAGAAAATGATGCTAACATTCTTCTTCTCAATCTGTGCCTATATTCCCCATTTTTCCTGGAATCATTGGACATTTTTCTTTGCCTTTTTCCCTATGCGTCTTGATGTTTTTCTTTTTTTTGGAAATCCGTCTAATGCGAATAGTATCGCGGTGCTGTAGCTCATCCCTTCTTCACGGAATGCATCTAACCGTTCTATTACATCTGTATGCAACTGCACGCACTTGCTTGACATATTTAATCCTCCGTTTTATTCCCGTTCGATTCACTATACGCGCTACCTTCAAAACAATACTCACAACACTCTTCAATATTTTCACAATAATCACAAATCATAATCTCACCCACAACACATTACCGAAAATCTCCAGGCACAGGTAACGTCTGGACATATCAAAATATATAATACTTTGATCTGTTCTACAGTGTTTGAAAAAATATACTCTTTTCATACTATCTCCAGTATCTGCACAGTGTGCCCTGTTTCCATCATGTGGTCTTCTGATTTCTGTTGTACTTGTTCCTCATTCGTTAGCAATACACGGAAAATACATTGCTTGCATCTTCCTAAATACATCGGGTTTATTTTTATGGATTTCATAATATCACAATACAATATTGTACAATATAATATATATACATATTCACTTATCACATGAGTTGGTAATGTACATGGATAATAATATATATACATATTACATTGTAGGATATGTGATTAAAATGGAATCTATAAAACAAATAACAGATCGGCTTGGAAAAACCGAATTCGTTTCAGTTTTTTCAAACGAAGAAATAACTTGCAAGAAGATAAAAACATGCGCTAAACACTCCAGGAAGTGGGCTAAATGATACATCATGCACTGTCTGAAGCAGAAATTGCTAATCTAACCAGACTTCATGTAGTTAAAAATTGTGATGGGTGTTGTCATCTACATGGAGTAAAAAAACACAGCCCCACAATGCAAAGAGATTATATAGGACAATGCGATTTATACCCGGCCATGGAAAATATGGTTAGATGCATATCATATGACCCAATCGTTGTTTCAAAAAGGAAATATAAGTGAGTGGTATGACCAGGTATAAAATTCATAAAACAGGAAGGGATAAAGGATATAAACATTCCGAAGAAACTAAAAAAAAAATAATTGATGGTGTTAAACAAAACTGGATAAAAAGAAAAAGTTTAAAACCTAAACTTTTTTAATCTTCTTTTTTTTATTCTTTTTTTTAATCTGAGTTTCATTTTACTAATTCCATTACTTCATCTGGCCTTTTCTTACTTACTCTTAGAGTACATATCTGTCGTTTTAAGTTGATGAACACAAATATAATATCAAAGTTTCCTACCCCAGAATATAACCCAGATTGTTTTATATTTTCTGAATTGGTTTTGTGGTCTTTATTATCAAGAGATAAAAGCTTTTCTTTATACTGAGAATATTCTGAAAATAACAAATCCGGTTTTAGAATACGGCAGTTATCGTATAACCATCTATTTTTATCCGCATATGTTGTTTCAGAGATTAACCAGTAGCCTTTGTGGGTCTTAACAACTATAAACTTATATCCGAATAGCGATTCATAGAATACCCGTACTGTGTTTAAATTGTTAGTATCGTGATTATCTATATCCATAACTAATCTGTTGTTCTGTGAATAACCGACACGCCATACCCTATTAACCATCAAGTTGTCCCGCTTAAATGGTTTTTCTTTATCGTTAAGCAGTTTTGCCTGAGAAAAAGCGGATTGTGTAGTGTCTGTGGTTAATCCGTTGCTTAAAAAGATGTTAGAATTGTTTATTATCTTAATAATCAAATTATAATACCTATCAAGATGTATACGTGATTTCTTATTTTTATTAGAAACGGCCATAGCTTCAGATATTGCCATAGCATAATTTTCTTTAGTAGGCACTGCTGGCGGGACTATATCATAAGAGTACATCTTACTATGATTCTTTTTATCAAAATATATATTGACTTTCATATTCCGGCCCTTGATTCCCATTCTTCCAAAGTCATTGTTTCATTCTGGGAGTATACTGTGGCTCGCACATCAGAACCAAATATTTTATTTAGTAGTGTGGCTCCATCCTCAGAACCAAGAATATAACTATATTCTCTTCCTTTATCGGAATATACTCTTATTTCCCCATCATCAGGGAATATTTCAACTTCTATGTTATAGTCTACCATTTTATTCACCTCTTAAATTTTACATGCCAGTATTATTAAAAATTGGCACGAATTCCGGTTCACAGTATTCATCTTCTTTAATACATTCTTCTATGCTCATATCAGTTATACGGTTTTTGCATTTAGTGCAACCAACAACAGATATTTCAATGGCTTTTCCCGGTATAATGTCACAATATCGTCCGCCCGGTAGCCTGCTCATACATCTTACGCCCTTGAACAAATCCGGCCCGTAGTTCTTAAGAAATTGTTCGTACGAACCGTTTTTATTTGGTACTATATCGCCCCGGGCCCCTCTCATCCGTGACAGTAACCAAAGTTTGCATTCTTTTGACAATCTCTTTTTTTTCAAAATTTCTTCAACTATAGAATTTTCGTCTGGTGTTGTGTTATATTCTGCCATTATTATTCTTCCCTCTGTTTACATTCATTGCACTGTTTAGAGTTTGGAATTACAACTTTTCCAGGCTCTGGATTACATGGCATGAACTCTGTCGAGTCTTCAAGTTTATTCCTATATTTGCACGGCAATATAACATCCTGTGCGCTGTGTTCCACTACATAATCCGATTCATTTTTATCATTAGCTATATTAACTTTTTCATCTTTACCCACCAAATATTCTATCATACCACCTTTTATACTGATAATTTTCCACGCCTCGAACCCATCAATGTATTCCTGAACATACCGACTTGAAATTCCAGACGACGCCCTTAACATTTTCTTTGCTTTTTTTTCAGCTATGGGACAGAATTCTTCAAAAAACTCGCTTATGCATTCTATATGTGCTAGTGATACCTGATTGTGCCCGCAGGGCTTAAAACGCATCATTTCCAATATTTTAAGGTTCATTTTACTATCACTTACCGTCATTTTCCCATATACAACCGCACGACTTGCACCTTATATCATCTGTCCTTGATCTATATACTGAATTTTTTTGTCCACAATTAGGACACTTATTTAACAAAATTCCTTTATTCTTTATATTCATTTTATAATTCCTCTCTCTCCCTATATTGTTATATTACTATTTATAACTTTTCACCTTCTTATTTTCTTTTCGCCTTAAAGGGGTTATATTTATTGTAATCATCATGCATACCCCAATGTTTTTTATGGCGGATTTCCCATTGTTCACAGAGTTCTGCACAATGGTACCAACAAGCAGTACCAACACACCCCGTGGTTTGAATCAATTTTTTGTTACTATCACAAGCTGTTCGTCTATATATTTTCTCTCGTTTTATAAAATTTTTTACATTTTGTGAAGTCATTAATTATTCAACTCTTTATGACAATGGAATTCGTCTTTATTTTCTACTATGCAATTTAAACAAAAACAGTTTAAAAAAACACAATCATTACATTTTTCTCTTATTTTTATCATTATATTTTCACCTTCTTTATTCTTTTGATCTTACGATTAGGAGATTCCCGCCTGGGTATATGGCGGGAACGTGCTGAAAATTTTATTGGTCATTACATCCGAAGCTTTCCAACGTTAATGCATAATATAACACCAATACAAAAATAAAATATGGTAATATTATTATTAAAATATCTATATATTCTTTCATTTCCATTTTATTTTTCACCTTTTTATAACATATTTATCTACAATATCTATGAACCCATATGTTGTTAATACTATCATAATATATGTTAGAATCATTCCATCAAACCCATATGAAACAATGTCTATTAATATATTTAATAGTAAATATATAGAAACAAATTTTATAAAATATGGTAGTCTCATTTTATTTTTCACCTTCTTATTTTATTTTCTTACGATTAGGAGATTCCCGCCTGGGTATATGGCAGGAACATGCTGACATTAATTATACACTATTTATTCAGACACATAGGCATTCCCGGACACACGGGCATTACCATACACATAGGCATTCCCGGACACCCAGGCATTCTCGGACACCCATGCGCCCCCGAACACACGGGCATTCCCATACACACGGGCATTCCCATACACACGGGCATTCCCATACACACAGGCATTATCAGATACAATAGCATCCCCAGCCACCCAGGCATTCCCTTCTTGTGATAGATTATATGGTTTTTCTATATATCCACCATACTCTCCTTCTGAAACTATTCCAAAAGAGCGTATAGCCTGTATCCTGTACATTTGTTTACTTATATTCCAGTGCATTATATATTTTTGTTCTGTCATTTTATTTTCACCTTCTTATTTTCTTTGATCTTTCTATTAGGAGATTCCCTCCCTGGGTATAGGGAGGAAACGTGCTGACACATCAAACCATCACATCGAATGTCAACAATACTAATACGTCAATATACTATTTA